GCCGTATCTGTTAATACAACTGGCCTCGCAAAACCAAATATTTTAGCAACATCACTAATAGCGTTAGCTGAAATGTGTGTAGCTTTTGCAAATTTACCAATATAAGGTATATTGATAAAATAATTCGCAAACTTTGCAAGAGTACTAGCGGGAGCAGAAATTAAACCATTAGGTTCATGTTCATCCTTACTAGTATTCTTAAACACAGTCTTCTTCTTTTTAGGTGCCTTAACACCAGACTGTGCAACAGCAATGGTACCAGCAGACAAACCTGCGAACTTAACATTAGTCATCCACGCAAACATGGTTATTTCAACACTATCGGTTGCACCATTAGCGTGGGCAAGAGAATTAAGTTCCCAAATTTCCAACACACCAAGTCTTGTGACTGTTGTTGGATCATGTAAATCAATGTAATTACCACTACTAAAAAATGGCCACGAAATATGTTGTGGCTGATTAGTAGATGGATCTATAAATACATGAGGTCTTTGAGAATATAAACATCTCATAGCTGGTAACGTACGTCCTGCTCCAGTATGGTCCAAATAATTTGGAACACTCACATTGGTGACAGGATCGATATTTAAATTGTTGTTGTCGAATTGTGATGGCCTACAGCCAACAAACATACGACCGTAATGGAAAGGAGAACCATTAACAACAATTTTAATGTGTAAGTCTCCTTGTAACAATTTGAAAGTTTCTAATTTATTTTTAACTTTCGCATTGTCTAAAAACAAGGCCCAAGGATTAATAGCATTTAAGTAAGCTGGACTTTCAGCTACTTCCCAAATTTTGCTAAAAATTCTAACTGGCCTTGACATGAAGGTATCTAAACTATCTTCTTTACCTACTTCAGAAATGCCATAAGTGTTATCATTTTCATTCTGACCAATAACCAAACTATATTGGTTAATAGCATCAGAAAATTCAAGATTAACTTCTTGTTCTTGTGACGTATCTTCAGTAGTAACTTCGATAGTTTTATCTTCACCAGACTGAGCAAAAAGCTCCTCTCTCTGTTCACGCTTTGATTCATTGCTGAGCATACGCTCATTCAATTCACGGCGAACCAAATGATCAACATATTGAGAAGCATCTTTTGACTCAGGATTATGATAATAACAATGTCTGCAAATGCAAACATCTTTTCCAGTACAACAATTAGATTGTATACTGCTTGGTTTGGTTTTAAGTTTAGGTTTAAGTGAAAACATTTGTCTAGTATTATTTCGGGCAATACCCGTATATAGGGTTGTCGTACTTTTATAGACATCGCGGTCTCCTATTTACACTGGCCTTGTAGCACCAAGGTAAGACTCATCGGCCTTGAATCCTTTTTGGTTAGGTGCACCTGGCTCCCCATATATGTTCATACGAATAGTATCGTAATCATATAAGACGTTTTCCGGTAAATATGGCCTTAAACCAAACTTATCAACAAGATAATCAAGAAATTTCTTTTTATCATTACAGATTTTCTTACCATATTGAAAATATTCACGGTTAGCTGCTAATATAACTTCTGAACACTGTTGATCAAAGGTAATCGTTTTACTTTTGACCACTACAGTTAACATCTTAATTATTGAATCTTCAGCTAAAGGACACGCTATTGTGCCTTCCCCATGAACATCTTTAACAAATCTACGTTTAAGAAACTCTAAATCATTAACACCTATAAAAGGAACCAATTCAGATTTCTTATCAGCAGAAGTATATACCACGCCATATTTAGCCAAAGCTTTAGATATAGCAACGTGGTTCATCCAATTATACTTGCATGACATACAATTATCATCCCCATATGTAAGTATTGAACAATACATTGGAAAATAGTCATAATTAATATAGAAAGCATCTTGTTGATACTCTATATCCATGCAAGCTATCATAATGTACATGATGTTAACCATGCCATTAATTACAGTAGTCAAAGAATGTCCAGATGGATTACTACCATCTGTTTCAATGATAGTTCCAAAAGCATTTGAGACAGGAAAACATATATCAGTAGCAATACCTATAGCTACATTTATATCTTCTTGGCTCCATTGTGCTTTTCGCATTAAACGAATCAAAACGTTGAATGCTGCCATCATCATTTGTGAAGACATTCTTTTATCAAATTTTGAGTAATCGCCAGCAATTATGCGATTCTCACCATGTTGGGTAACATATTTGAATAACGTTTCCCAATCACTTCCGAAACAATTTGCTCCAATAGCCATGCCAAATTTATGACGTATTTTACCACTAAAAAATGGTATACACCATAAATAAAATTGGCGTTCTAAAACTATGAAGGCACACGGGCCGCTATTGAAAATTCTACATTTCTGCTTAGCTAATTTCTCGTGTGTAATGGGTTCATCTTTAAAATTGAAGTCCCATATTATATTGCTTCTAACGTTGCCTCGGTAATTAGCCAACATCTGGTCATATTCTTTCTGTAAATCATCATTAAAACGATATAAAACAGAATGTTCATCATTACCAGTATGTTGTTCTAAATACTTTCGTTTCGAACCTTTATGAGCAAAACCCCCTGATGTTTTTAGAGGA